ATGACAAAGACTGATTATCCAATTTATGCTGATGACGGCACTAAATTTTGTATGCGATATCAAGGCGAAGATGGAGATCCTGTTATTGAAGGTCCGAAAGGAAAAAGATTAACAATATCTAATTTTCTAAAACAGGTATATAATCCATCAATTGCTAATAAAAATCGTGGTAAATTTAAGAAAACACGATAACAGATGATACTAGAAATCCCTGCAATATGGCCATAGGACCTATTCGGATTATTCCACCGAAGAAACCTATGCTGGAATGCAAGATTGCAGTCCATAATCATATTGGTAAATCAGAGGAAATCAGTAAAGGAAAATTTAATATATGCGAATACTTAAGAGCAAACCGTGTGGTATGGAAACCATAGCAGAGGGAGCCTGAGTAGTTTAACCATTGGAGAGGTCCATTGATGAAACTACTTAGGCTCTTTTTTTATAAATTGTATTTGATAATCAAAATTTGTCTTAAGGTTCATCGTCTAGCTAACGATGCCCAGAGCTTTGAGACATAAACAACAAAATAAAGTCAACCCACTGGGACGGTTGGCCAGTTAAGAAGCGAGGATTCATTCTTATGGCCAATATTAGGGAAAGTCTCGTGTGGATTCTCACTTCGGTTTTTAGACCGAAGGAGGGTCTGCATGATGACAAATTTAGACAAAGAAAAGAAAAACAGTGATAAGCAGTATTTTATTCCTATGGAAGTTACACCTGAAACCATCAGGGCTTTTAATCTAAAATCAGAGGAAATTGTATGGCAAAAGATAGGGAACAAACCTGTCAGAGTAATTATGATACCCGCTACTAAGGAGCAGTACTATGAATATATGCGCCCTTTATGGAGGGAAGATAAAAAAGAACAAAGACAGCATGAGAAGAGAATGAAGGGAGAGGGAGATATTTCTCTTGATTCTCTTTACGACAATAATGAATTTGAGTTTGCAGATTCATATGATATTGAGGAAGACCTTATGAAAAGGGAACTTTTAGAAGCTCTTAGAAAAGAACTTAGTACCTTGGAAGAAATTGATAGGAAAATTATGAAGTTATTTGGAGAAGGGTATTCAGAATCAGCCATTGGTAGTGAGATAGGTATGAGCCAAAAGGGTGTTAATAAGAGAAAACAAAAGATTTTTTTAAAACTCAAAGATAAGCTTATACCATATAAATAATCTGAAGGTCTGCATCATAAAAAAAGTGGTGCAGATTTTTTATAACTTTGGTACTTAAATAATTTACTCATGTCCTTTTACTAGCAGAGGTGCAAGAAAGCCACTCGGATAGGAGGTCAAACATGACAAACAAATGTAGATCTGAAACTAGAAAATGCGTAAGTGGTATCGATAGAGAAATCGCAGATACACTTCTTACCATTCAGATAGTTACAGAGAAAATCACAAGAAATTTAAGTCAAAGGAAAGGAGATGGTCCATATGGTAAAAGACAAAGAACTATGTGCTCTTGCAGATGAACTTCATAAGTGCGGTGACATTCTAAAAGTAATTTCAGAAAAGCTAAAAGAGGGCTTGGAATCTAAAACTGAAATTGTAGAAACTAAGGCAGAGAAAGAACTAACCTTAGAAGATGTAAGGGCTGTGTTAGCTGAAAAATCACGTAATGGATTTACAAAAGAAATTAAAGAAATTCTGGAAAAACACGGAGCAAATAAATTATCTGAAGTAGATCCAAAAGAATATTCTGAGCTACTAAAAGAAGTGGAGGTTATAGGAAATGCCGGATAAACATGCAGTGCTTTCTGCATCATCTTCAGCAAGGTGGATTGAATGCCCACCATCAGCACTTCTTTGTAAAGAGATAAATGATATTCCAAGTGAATATGCTAGGCAGGGAACGGATGCACATAGCTTAAGTGAATATAAGCTTAGGAAGCTCCTTGGAGAAAAAGTTAAAAGTCCAAAGGATAACCTAAATTATTATGATGAAGAAATGGAAGAATCATCAGAAGAGTATGCTACTTATGTAGCAACCCAGTATGAACAGGCTAAGAGCCTCTGTAAAGATCCAATCATATTAATAGAGCAGCACCTAGACTTTTCTAAATGGGTTCCGGATGGTTTTGGAACAGGAGACTGCATTATTGTATCTGATGAGAAGCTGACTGTAATTGACCTAAAATATGGTCTAGGAATCCTTGTAGATGCAAATAATAACCCTCAAATGATGTGCTATGCCTTAGGAGCACTAGCTATATTTGATGGAATTTATGACATCAAAGAAATTACTATGACTATCTTCCAGCCAAGAAGAGAGCATATAAGCACCTATACCGTCTCAAAAGAGGCTCTTCTTTCTTGGGCAGAGAAAACTTTAATGCCACAGGCAAAACTTGCAGCTATTGGTGAGGGCAGCTTTAAAGCCGGAGAGCACTGTCAGTTTTGTAAGGTGAAAGCTACATGCAGAAAACGAGCAGAATATAATCTTTTGCTTGCAACGTATGATTTCAAGATGCCGGAGAATCTTGAAGATGATGAAATTGAAATCATCCTAGAAAAGGTAGATGACTTAGTAGCTTGGGCAGGAGATATTAAAGAATACGCCCTGAAAAAAGCAGTGGAAGGCAAGAAATGGAATGATTGGAAAGTCGTAGAAGGAAGAGCGACCAGAAAATATGTTGATGAAAAGAAAGTTGCAGAAAAAGTAGAAAAAGCTGGCTTTGATCCATATGAGAAAAAGGTTTTAGGTATTACCGCTATGACAAAGCTACTAGGAAAAACAAGATTTGAAGAATTACTTTCAGGACTTATAAAGAAACCTCAAGGTAAACCAACACTTGTGAAAAGAACAGACAAAAGATTAGAACTTAATTCAGTAAAAGAAGATTTTATGGAGGAATAAAAATATGACAATGAATTATAAGAACCCAACAAAAGTTATTACAGGACCAAAGACAAGATGGAGTTATGCAAATGTATGGGATCCAAAATCTATTAATGGTGGTACACCTAAATACAGTGTAAGCCTTATTATACCAAAGTCTGATACTAAGACAGTTGCAAAGATTGAAGCGGCAATTAAGGCAGCTTATGAAGAGGGGGAATCTAAGCTCAAAGGTAACGGAAAGAGCGTACCTGCACTTAAATCTATTAAGACTCCACTTAGGGATGGGGATTTAGAAAGACCAGATGATGAGGCATATAAGGATAGCTATTTTATTAATGCGAATAGTATAGCTGCACCTGGAATTGTAGATGCCAACCGTGAAGAAATCATTGACCGTAGTGAAGTATATAGCGGTGTATATGGACGTGCGAGTATCAACTTTTATGCCTTTAATTCCAATGGAAACAAGGGTATCGCAGTAGGGCTTAACAATCTGCAGAAGATTTCTGATGGAGAACCTCTTGGTGGAAAATCCAGAGCAGAAGATGACTTTGCAGATGTAGATGAAGATACAGATGACTTTTTATCTTAAGAAAGGGACAGGTGACAACACATGGAAACAGCACGGGCAATTTTGGTAATCGTAAAGAGAATGAACGATTTCAAGTAAAAACAGGTATAAGAAATGACGGTGGGGTGGCAGGAGCAATCTTGCCGCCTTACTTTTTAGGATGGTGATGAAATGGATGAAGTATGGAGAGATATTCCTGGTTATGAGGGGAAATATCAAGCAAGTAATATGGGGAGAATTAGGAGTTTAGATCGATATGTTAGAGGAAGATGCCACTATTCAGGCAATGAATTTAGAAGGAAGGTATCTGGTAGAGTCTTAAAGCCGGGACAATTTTGCAAAAACGGTCATGTTTCGGTTGTGCTAGGTCATGGGGCTATTGGATCTCCTGTGCATCAGTTGGTAATGAGAACCTTCGTAGGAGAAACACCGGAGGGTGTGGAAATCCTTCATATCAATGGGAATCCCAAAGATAATAGACTAGAAAATCTCAGATATGGAACAAGAACTGAAAATATACTCGATGTTTATTATCAAGGCGGAAAATGGAGAAAATTATTTATGGAAGATGTTCAGCAGATACGATTTGGATTATTTGCAGGAATTAAAGGTTCTGAGCTAGCCAGAATGTATGGTGTATCTTCGTCTGTTATAAGTGCAATAAAGAAAAGGAGATCTTATTCATGGCTAGTATAAAAAAATTATCAATCGACATAGAGTGTTATTCCGATGTGGATTTGCAGAAGTGTGGTGTGTATAAGTATGTCCAGTCTCCGAATTTTGAAATCTTACTGTTTGGCTATTCGGCAGATGAACAGGTGGTGCAGGTGGTTGACCTGACACAGGGAGAACGGATCCCGGATGAGATTATAGATGCACTAACCAATGAAAATATTACAAAGTGGGCATTTAACAGTCAGTTTGAAAGAATATGTCTGTCGGAGTATCTGAGACGATATTATCCGCAGAAGTTTATAAGTTACAGCATTGCAGAAGATACGGTGGGGGATTATCTTTCGCCGGTTTCTTGGAAATGCACGATGACTTGGTGTGCGTATATGGGATTACCATTATCATTAGAAAATGCTGGAACAGTACTAGGGCTTGAAGAGCAGAAGCTAAAAGAGGGAAAGGATTTAATAAAATATTTTTGTGTGCCTTGTAAACCTACAAAGACAAATGGCTATAGAGATAGAAATTTACCATGTGATGCTAGGTAAAAATGGAATAGATTTATAAAATATAACATTCGTGATGTTAAGGCCGAGATGGAAATTCAAGCTAGGTTAAAAAAATTTCCAGTTCCAGAATTTGTCTGGAATGAGTTTTACCTAGACCAAGAGATAAATGATAGAGGTATCAAAGTTGATCTTAACATGGCAAAAAATGCCATAGCCTTTGATTCATCTACTAGGCATACTCTTATTTCAAAACTAAAAAGTATAACAGGTCTTGATAATCCCAATAGTGTGATGCAGATGAAAGAGTGGCTAAAAGAACAAGGAATTCTAGCAGAAAGTTTAGATAAAAAATCTGTAGCTAGTCTACTTGAAACAGTACCTAAGAATATAAAAGAGGTCTTAGAAATTAGGCAAAAATTAGCAAAGTCATCGGTTAAAAAGTATCAGGCTATGGAAAATGCAGTATGTAAGGACCAAAGAGCAAGGGGAATGTTTCGATTCTATGGAGCAAGTCGTAGTGGAAGATGGGCAGGTAGGCTCATTCAGCTCCAGAACTTACCACAGAACCATTTGCCATATTTAAAAGAAGCTAGAGACTTAGTGGACATGGGAGATTATGAAGCAATGACCATGCTATATGAAGATATTCCAGATACCTTATCACAACTTATTAGAACTGCTTTCATCCCAAGAGAAGGCATGAAATTTATCGTAGCTGATTTTTCTGCTATAGAAGCAAGAGTCCTATCCTTTTTAGCTAAGGAAAAATGGAGAAGTGAAGTATTTGAAAATAATGGAGATATTTACTGTGCATCTGCATCAGCCATGTTTGGAGTTCCTGTAGAAAAGCATGGGATAAATGCAGAACTTAGGCAAAAAGGGAAAATTGCTGAACTTGCTCTTGGATACGGTGGAGGTACTGGAGCACTAACTTCAATGGGAGCTCTTGAAATGGGACTTTTAGAAGAGGAACTTCAGCCACTTGTAGATTCTTGGAGAGCAGCAAATTCTAATATTGTTAGGTTTTGGTGGGAGGTAGATAAATGCATAAAGACTTCTATAAAAGAAAAGACTACTACTGAAACTAGAAATATAAAATTCATATATCAAAGTGCCATGCTTTTTATTGAACTTCCAAGTGGCAGGAGGCTTTCCTATGTGAAACCAAGAATAGGTGAAAATAGGTTCGGAGGAGAAAATGTTACTTATGAGGGTATAACTACAGGGAAAAAGTGGGGCAGGATAGAAAGCTATGGACCTAAGTTTGTAGAGAATATTGTTCAGGCTATAAGCCGTGATATTTTAGCTTATGCTTTGAATAATTTATCCTACTGCCTTATATGTGCTCATGTCCATGATGAAATAATTATTGAAGCAAGTATGGGTTTGTCAGTAGATGCTATTTGTAAGAAGTTGGGAGAAACTCCTCCGTGGATAGATGGACTCCTTCTTAGAGCAGATGGCTATGAATGTAATTTTTATAAAAAAGATTAGACCTATTGGTTCTTAAAAGCTAGGGTTTTGTCCTTTCACTATTAGAGGGCAAAGCCCTACTTTTATATTTTTTATGAAAGAGTTAATACAAAAAAATATAAGCCTCATATGGAAGCAACTAAGATAAGGGAGGATAAATAGTATGTTTTATGTAAAAGAAAAAATAAGCGATACAGCAGAAACAAAGATTGAAATCAACGATGAGAATGTATTTTGTATATGTCCTAAATGCGGTAGAGAGGTTCAGGTAAACCTTGAAGATGTGATATCTGATGGAGAAGGTGACCTTTGTAGTACGGCCGTACTTTGTGAGGATTGTAGCAAGAAAATGATAGGAGGTATATCCTATGAAGAAAAATAGTAAATTTATGCCCCTTGTATATGTGTGTTCTCCCTTTGCCGGAGACACACATAAAAATATTTTGTCTGCAAGAAAGTATTCAAGGTTTGCTGTAGATGAGGGATACATTCCCATTGCTCCTCATCTTTTGTTTCCTCAGTTTCTTGATGATAGCATTCCAAAAGACAGAAAGCTTGGTCTTAAATTCGGAAACGTATTGATGGATAAGTGTAGGGAAGTTTGGGTCTTTGGAGAGCATATATCAAAAGGAATGGAGTGTGAAATAAAGAAGGCAATTAAAAGAAAGTATAAAATTAGATATTTTTCAGAAGAGCTTAAGGAGGTAGAAAGCAGTGCAGAAACTAAAAATTGCATATGGAAGTAGCTGCTTTGCTAAGAAGTGGACCAATAAAGAGATAAGCTTTGATGATTTATGTAAAAGACTATCTACAACAATTTATACTTCAGAGACAAAAGAAGAATACCCTAAGCTTCCAAAAAGTGAAAAGGATAGGGTTAAGGACAAAGGTGGATTTGTTGGAGGAAGTCTTAAAGGTGGAAGCAGAAAGGGTGAAAATGTAGAATGTCGCTCTATGCTTACACTAGATGTTGACCAAGCTGATATTGACTTTATTGATAGATTTACCATGCTTTGCACTTTCACATCCTGTCTTTATACAACCCATAGCCATACAAAAGAAAAGCCAAGGCTTAGAATAATTGTGCCCTTATCTAGAAATATTACACCAGAAGAGTATGTAGCGGTATCAAGATATTTTGCAAGTGACTGGGAGATAGATATGTTTGATGAATGCTCCTATAGACCACAACAACTTATGTATTGGCCGACCACACCCTCTAATGGTGATTTTGTGTTTGAAAAAGTAGATGGGACTATTCTAAATCCAGATGATATTTTATTAGCTCATCCAGAATGGACTGATCCAACGCTTTTACCAACATCTTCTAGAGAAAGTGTAGCAAGAGGCATTAGCGATAAAAAGCAGGCAGACCCACTTGAAAAAGAGGGAATAGTAGGTGCTTTTAATAGGGCTTTTTATCCCATAAACACTGTAATTGAGGAACTGCTTTCTGATATTTATGAAACATCTGATATGGAAAATAGGTATAGGTATTTTGAATCACAAAGTCAGCCCGGTCTTTTAATTCATGAAGGGAAGTTTTCCTATAGCCATCATGCAAAAGATCCAGCCTATCTTAAACTTTTAAGTGCCTTTGATCTTGTTAGAATCCATAAATTTTATGATGATGATCCGAAAAAATCTTTTAATGCTATGTCCAAGTTTGCTATTACTTTAGATAGTGTGAAACTTCAGATAGCAGATGAAAAGAAAAAGCAAGCGGAAGATGATTTCAAAAGTTTAGATGAAGAAGATGGAGACTGGAGATTAAAGCTGAAATTACAGCCTAGAAGTAAGGTTTTAGAAAATAGCGTCTGGAATGAAATGCTCATATTAAACAACGATCCTGACTTTGCGAATTTTGGATATAACGAAATGGCAAGTAGAATACAGGTCACTGGTTCTGTGCCTTGGGAAAGACCAAGAGATAATAAGTTCTGGAGGGATGCTGATACTGCTCAGATGAAAGCCCTAATTGATGTAAAATATGTAACCTTTTCTACTAGAAATCATGATGTAGCTTTTACAAAAGTTGCAGACGATAGAAGGTTTCATCCTATAAGGGATTATCTGAATGGTCTCTCTGCTTGGGACGGAGTTTCAAGGATTGATACTATCCTTATCGATTATTTTGGTGCAGAGGATACTGATTACACGAGAGCAGTTAGTAGAAAAACACTTGTTGCAGCTGTAGCAAGAATATATAAACCAGGAACTAAATTTGATAGCGTTTTAATTCTAAATGGTGCTCAAGGAATAGGTAAATCCACTTTCTTTTCAAGGCTCGCTGGAGATTGGTTTTCTGACAGTTTGACATTGACAGATATGAAGGATAAGTCTGGAGCAGAAAAACTTCAAGGTTACTGGATACTAGAACTTGGAGAACTTGCCGGCATGAAAAAAGCTGATATCGAGTCGGTAAAATCATTTATTAGCCGTACAGATGACGAGTATAGACCATCCTATGGAAAAACTGTAGAGAGTCATCCCAGACAGTGTATCATTGTTGGGTCTACTAATTCTGAGACAGGTTTCCTTCGTGACATCACAGGCAACCGTAGGTTTTGGCCAGTTAGTGTTAATGGTAAATCAAAGAAAAAATCATGGGAGATAACAAAGGATGAAGTGGAGCAGATATGGGCAGAGGCTGTTCATTTATATAAAATGGGTGAAAAATTATATCTTGAAGGTGATACGGCAGTACTTGCTAGATCTAAGCAAGCGGATGCTATGGAATCTGATGAAAGAGAAGGTCTTGTTCGTGAGTATTTAGACACGCTCCTTCCAGATGACTGGGACGATATGGATCTATATGAAAGAAGGAATTATCTTAGCGATAGCGGAGTATCCGGTATGGCTAAAAAGGGGATTGTGAGAAGGACTACTGTTTGTAATATGGAAATATGGTGTGAGTGCTTTGGAAAAGATCCTTCTGTTATGAAAAAAATAGACTCTTATGAACTAGGTGGTATTATGCAAAAAATTGATGGATGGCAAAAAAGTAATTCAAAAAGAATACCGTTGTATGGAAAACAACGAGTCTATGAAAGGAACGATAGGTAGGAGAGGGAACAAGGCAAAAAATTGTTGTTCTTGTGGTGGAACGAAGAGTAAATGATTATTCATAAGATTGTTCTAAAGTATGTTCCTTTAATTAAGTTAGTAAAATCAATAGTTATAGAAGATGGGAACAAGTGGAACAAGAAGTACCTATATAATTATTTTAGTTAATATATAGCCTATTAGTAGCTTGTTATTACGCATATACGTGCGTATAGGAATATAGAAAAACTTGTTCTACTTGTTACCTTGTTACTGAGAGGATTAAAAATGAGAGAAAAATTTATAGAAAAAAAGCTGGTTTCAGCGGTGAAAAAGCAAGGTGGGTTATGTCCAAAATTCGCAACACCGGGATTTGATGGTATGCCAGATAGAATTATATTAATGCCAAAAGGAAGAATTGCCTTTGCAGAGTTAAAGGCGAAAGGAAAGAAACCAAGACCTCTTCAGTTATCAAGGCATAGACTTTTAAGAAATCTTGGCTTTAAGGTTTATGTGATTGATGATGCAATGCAGATAGGAGGTGTGCTTGATGATATATAAGCCTCATGATTATCAAAATTATGCAAGAGAATATATTGAGTCTCATAAAATATCTGCCGTATTTTTAGACTGTGGACTTGGAAAAACAAGTATCACGCTTACAGCTTTAAATAATCTACTGTTTGACTATTTTGAAGCACATAAAATTTTAGTGATTGCACCTCTTAGAGTTGCAAGAAATACATGGTCAGCTGAAATAAAAAAGTGGGATCATTTAAAAGATTTACAATTTTCCATAGTTGTAGGTACTGAAAAAGAAAGAATATCAGCACTTGAAAGTAAGGCAGATATCTATGTGATAAACAGAGAAAATATTCAATGGCTTATAGAAAAATCAAAAGTTAAATTTGATTTTGACACTGTGGTAATTGATGAACTTAGTTCCTTCAAAAATCATAAGTCTCAAAGGTCTAAATATTTTATGAAAATAAGACCAAAAGTAAGAAGAGTGATCGGTCTTACTGGTACGCCATCACCAAATGGTCTTATGGATTTATTTGGAGAATATAAGGTGCTTGATATGGGAGAAAGGCTTGGTAGATTCATTGGTCAGTATAGAAATGCTTATTTTAAACCGGATAAAATGAACGGTCATATCGTTTATAGCTATAAGCCACTTGCAGGTGCTGAAGATAGTATTTATAAAAAAATATCTGATATTACGATATCCATGAAAGCAACAGACCATCTTAAAATGCCGGAATTAGTTAATTCGAAATATATGGTCTATCTATCAGAAAAAGAAGAAAAAAAGTACAAGGCTCTAAAAAAGGATTTGATATTATCCCTTCCAGATGGAGGAATAACAGCAGCAAATGCAACAAGTCTATCGGGAAAATTATCTCAAATGGCAAACGGTGCAGTGTATGCAGATAATGAAGAAGTTATAGAATTTCATGAGAGAAAACTTGATGCTTTAGAGGATATAATTGAATCTGCAAATGGAAATTCTGTATTAGTAGCCTACTGGTTTAAGCATGACTTTAAAAGAATATCTAAAAGGCTAAAAAAGTTGGGAATAGAATTTGCGAAGGTAGATACCGATGAAAGTATAAGAAAATGGAATGAAGGGAAGATTGCTGTAGGTCTTCTCCATCCAGCATCAGCAGGTCATGGCCTTAATCTTCAAAACGGTGGCTCTATTTTAGTCTGGTTTGGCATTACATGGAATTTAGAATTTTATCAGCAGACTGTAGCAAGACTATGGAGACAGGGGCAAAATAACAAGACAGTCAGCGTAATCCATATTCTTACAAAAAATACTGTAGACGAAAGAATAATGATGTCTCTATCGGATAAAGATATTAGTCAATCGGCTTTAATTGATGCAGTAAAGGTAAATATGAAAATATAAGACAATCAGTGTCAAAAGGTGACAATCCGAGAAGTATAAAATCGGAGGTTATGCTAATGACATCAAAAGAATATCTAAATCAAGCGTACCGTCTTGATAAAAGAATAAAGGCTGATTTAGAAGATGTTGAAAATCTTCGTGCATTGGCATCTAGTGTTTCATCACCAAGATTTGATATAGAGAGGGTACAAACAAGTAGAAACCATGAAGCTTCATTTGTCAGATCGCTTACAAAAATTATGGATTTAGAAGCAAAGATAAATGATGAGCTAACACTTTTAATAAGCTTAAAAGAACAAATGCTTGAAATGATTTCTGAGCTAGAAAATATGGATGAACAAATGGTTCTTAGGTATAGGTACTTAAAAAATATGACTTGGGAAGAAATAGGAAGAGAACTCCATGCAGGGAAAACTACCATCATTAGATGGCATGAAAAGGCAATTAAGAATGCTGTTTTACCCGAAAATCCTATATGGTTATGAATTTAGGGAAAAATGGTACGTTTTGGTACGGTTTGGTATGGTGCGAACCTATGGCTAAATGTGATATTATATAATCAGCAAAAAGTATAAAGAGTTAAGCCTTGGAGGAAATCCTTCAGGGCTTTTCTTATGCTTAAAAGGAGGTGGAAGACTTGCCAAGAAAGCCAAAGAGTCCGTGTTCTTACCCCGGATGTCCTAACTTAACTGAGAGTAGGTTTTGCGAGGAGCATCAAAAACAAGAAAACAAACGCTATGAGAAGTATGACAGGGATCCAGCAGTAAAGAAAAGATATGGGAGAAGTTGGAGAAGAATTAGAGATCGCTATGTTAAAGCACATCCATTTTGTGAGGAGTGCTTTAAGAAGGGAGTTTTAGTCCCAGTAGAAGAAGTACATCACATTAAACCACTAGCAGAAGGTGGAAATCATAACAAAAGTAATTTGATATCTTTATGTAAATCGTGTCATGCGAGAATCCATGCAAGTCGTGGAGATAGGTGGAATAAAAAATAACCATTCCGAAGAATGGCTATTTTAGAAGAGCATCTATGTTTCGTTTTGAGTAAATAAATCTACGGACTTCCATAGTGTCATCAATCACTACATAAAAAATGGAGAAATTTCTCACGTTAATTCTGTAGTATGGATACTTTCTGTTTTTGGCTGACGCATAAGGTGCGAAAATGAGGGGAGAGTCTAATCGTTTCAAGATAGCCTGTTCTACATCGTCTACAAGACGGTGGGCAGCACTTGGATTTTTTAATTTAAGACTTATATAATCCACGACTTCATTTAAGTCTTCTTCAAACAGTGGAAGAAATGTTAGTTTATAGGTTTTCTCTTTCATAGATACGACTCCTTACTTTACTAAAGACATCTGCTTGAGATAGACGAATATCAGTACTTTCAGCAAAGGCATCTGCCTCATCAAGCTTTTGTTCAATGTTATCTGTAAGTTCGGAGTACTGCTCTATACTGAGAAGGACCATAGTTCCATAACCGTTTTTAGTTAAGAAAACAGGTGAATTTGAGTTTACAACAGTTTCCTCGATTTCAGGAAATTTGTTTCTTAAGTCAGAAACAGGACGAATATTAATCATAGTATCTACCTCCTTTTGTTATCAATATAATATCATAATTTTATCTCAATTACAATAGGTAGGGGCGGTAATTATCTCTACGAATCTATCTCTTGTGGAACGGGCGTGGGGTCTCACGCACAAAAAGGGAGGTTCAAACAGGGTATTAAAGAAAATACACCAAATCGGAATAGAAAGGATGTGATGGGAGTGGCAAAAGACGGAACATATAGAGGAGGAAGAAGGGTAAGAGCCGGAGATAAACCAAAGCCTATAGCTGAAAAGATACAAGCTGGGGAAAAAGTAAAACTACTGGCAAATGATATTCCGGATGAGTATTACGCAGACCTTGAATCAGTTGATTTACCAGATGGTGTAGAACTTGAAGGCATGGATATGCCAAAGCCAAGCGAGTACCTATCCGCTAAACAAAAGAGTGGGATTCCGCTTGGAGCAGACCGTATATATAAAGAAACATGGCAGTGGCTTAAGGAAAGAAAGTGCGAAAAACTTGTAAACAAAAGACTGATTGAATCCTATTCACAGGCATTTGCAAGATATATTCAGTGTGAAGAAGCTATCAGTAGATATGGAATGCTTGGAAAACATCCAACAACAGGAGGAGTAATTGCATCTCCATTTATACAGATGTCATCACAGTTTCAAAAGACAGCTAACCTGATTTGGTATGAGATTTATGACATCGTCAAACAAAATTGTACAGAAATTTTTGAAGAGGAAAGTAATGACCCTATGGAAAAACTACTGAGAGGAGGAAGGTAGGACATGATAGAAAAAGTAAATCCAATGCATCCAGATAAAATAGCCGATAGGATAGCAGGAGCAATAGTAGATTTAGCATATAAAAATTGTGATAATCCTAAAGTTGCCGTAGAAGTCTTAATCGGCCATGGCGTGTGCCATGTGATTATAGAAAGCACGGTTAAATTTAAGTATAAAGAAATTAAAGAGACAATATCCCGTATTGCTGGAAATGTTAAAAAAGATATTGTTATTATAAGACAGGATAAACATCTATCTAAAAACCAAGAAGAAACTATCCGATGTGGGGATAATGGTATTTTTAAAGGTATACCCTTAACAGATGAGGATAAGACTTTAAGTAAAATTGCAAGAGAAATATATAGCAGTTATCCTTATGATGGAAAGTATATCCTTGATAGTAATAAGCTAATCGTCTGCCAAAGCCATGCGAATAATGAAGAATTAAAGGAGAAATATCCGAGTGCAATTATCAATCCTCTAGGCTTTTGGACAGGAGGAACAAATGTCGATACAGGAGCTACCAACAGAAAGCTTGGCTCAGATATGGCAGGATCTGTAACAGGTGGCGGACTTCATGGTAAAGACTTATCCAAAGCAGATGTATCAGTAAATATCTACGCTTTTCTTAAAGCACAGGCGGAACAAAGACCGATTGAACTTAGCTGTGCCATTGGTGATGAAGTAGTTGGTGGTAAGCCGTATAGCAAAATCGTAAATATTGCAAGAAAGTATATAGACTCTATTGGCGGATTTGAGAAATTCGCTGAATGGGGTCTTTTTTAATGGGGTGAGCTTATGAAAACAAAAATGGAAATGGTAGAAATTAGTAAACTAGTCCCTTATGTGAATAATGCAAGAACCCACTCCCCAGAGCAGATTATGAAACTTAGATCCTCTTTACGAGAATTTGGTTTTATCAATCCGGTCATCATTGATTCCAAGTTTAATATCATCGCAGGTCATGGAAGGGTTATGGCAGCAAAAGAAGAAAAGATGGAGGAAGTGCCATGTGTTCTAATTGATTATTTGTCAGAAGCTCAGAAAAAAGCATATATTATCGCAGATAATAAAATGGCACTGGATGCCAGCTGGGATGAGGAACTTTTAAGAATTGAGATTGAAGAACTGGAAGGTATGGATTTTGATTTAGACCTTACAGGTTTTGATGGAGCAGAACTTGATGACCTATTTGGAAATTCTGAAAAGGAGACAGTGGAAGATGACAAGTTTGATTTGACATCGGCACTTGAAAAAGCCTCCTTTGTAGAAAAAGGCGATGTGTGGACTGTTGGCAAACACACTCTGATGTGTGGTGATGCAACAAGTAAGGAAGATGTAGATACTTTGATGAGTGGTAAAAAAGCAAATCTCATTATTACCGATCCCCCTTACAACGTAGCCTTTGAAAGTTCCAAGGGATTATCTATCAAGAATGATAAATTGCAAAATGATGAGTTTTATAATTTCCTTCTTCTATCCTTTCAAAATATGGCAGAGCATTTGGAAAGCGGTGGAGCAGCCTATATCTTTCACGCTGATACGGAAGGACTTAATTTTAGAAAAGCTTTTATTGATGCAGGATTTCATCTTGCAGGCTGTTGTATATGGGTAAAGAACTCACTTGTTCTTGGTAGAAGTGACTATCAGTGGCAACATGAACCTGTGCTTTATGGCTTTCTTAAAAATGGTAAGCATTCATGGTATTCCGATAGAAAACAAACAACTATCTGGAACTTTGATAAACCAAAGAGGAATGAAAATCATCCGACATCGAAGCCACTAGATTTACTTTCCTATCCGATTCAAAACTCAAGTCAAGAAAATGCCATCGTCATTGATACCTTTGGAGGTAGTGGTTCAACCTTAATGGCTTGTGAAAAGACAAATCGAATCTGTTTTACGATGGAACTTGATGAAAAGTATGCATCAGTTATTTTAAGACGATATGTGGAAGATACCGGAGATAGTGAAAATGTCTATGTGATTCGTGGTGGTAAGAAATTATTATATAAAGATTTGGTGAAGGAGGTGGAAATAGATGGAGAAAAAACAGAATAAACCTCTTACACTAGGTAGCTTATTTGACGGGAGCGGAGGTTTCCCACTTGGTGGCATTCTTACAGGAATTACACCGATATGGGCGTCAGAAGTGGAGCCATTCCCTATTAGAGTGACAACTAGAAGATTTCCAAATATGAAACACTTAGGTGATGTTTCAAAAATAAAGGGAAATGGAATAGAGCCAGTCGACATCATCACTTTTGGCAGCCCATGCCAAGATATGTCCATAGCAGGTAAAAGAGCGGGGCTTGATGGTTCTCGCTCTAATTTATTTTATGAAGCAACCAGAATTATTAAAGAAATGAGGAAGAAAACAAATGGAACAAAACCAAGATATACGCTATGGGAAAATGTGCCAGGTGCATTCTCCTCAAACAAAGGAGAGGACTTCTTCTCGGTCCTTAAAGAAATCTGTGAAATCAAAGGATATAAAATTGATGAGGCTAGACCTTATAGATGGCAAAATGCAGGACTTATCATGGCAGATGATTTCTCACTCGCATGGAGGGTACTTGATGCTCAGTACTGGGGAGTTCCCCAGAGAAGAAGACGTATCTATCTTGTCTGCGATTTTAATGGAAAAAGTGCCGGAAAAATATTATTTGAGTCCGAGGGCATGCCTTGGCATCTTGAAAAGAGCAAATGCCCGTGGAAAAGAACTGCCGGAGATTCTAAGAATTGCGCTCGAAGTGGGATCGAAAACCTGTGCTTAAATGACCAAGGCGGTCAGAGAATGGATGTTCATGAAGATAGATGTGGAACAATTACTGCGAGTGTAGGAAACCATCCGCCCCTTGTATTTGAAAATCATGGACAAGATTCTAGGTTTAAAGGACCGATTGATATTAGTAATACAATAGGAGCAAGCCTTGGAACTGGTGGAAATAACCAGCCTTTTGTAGTTGAAGATAAAGTGGATATATTTGATGTAAGAATCACATCGGAAAATACGAAAAATCATAGAGCTAATGTCTATGAAACGGATGTAGCAAGAACAATAAACACAGGGCTTAATTCACCGGATGCCAATCAAGGAGGACTTGCTATTGTCTACTCAACAAGTAAAAATTCACATCATACTGAGGCAGTGGAAAATATAGCTAATACTTTAGTTGCAAGTGACTATAAGGATCCTCCGCTGGTAAATGATACAGATGGAAAAAGATATATTGTTAGAAGGCTAACTCCAAAAGAATGCGGAAGGCTGCAGGGTTTTCCGGATGGCTGGTGTGATGACCTTGAAACTAAAAATCCAACAGATGAAGAAATGAAATTTTGGACTGAAGTTTTTGAAACCTATAGAAAAACTGTAACCAAAGCAGGTAAATCTAAAAGTGAAAAGCAGATAAGAAAGTGGCTATCAAATCCCCATACAGATTCAGCAGAATACAAAATGTGGGGTAATGGTGTAGCACTTCCTAATGTATGTTTTGTACTTGCAGGAATTAAGCATTTTTACTTTGAATAAAGAACAGATATAACTTGATAAATCTCTGATAGTACGGGAATATACACATACCAAAACTAAAGGAGGAAAAACAAGTGCAAGTAAAATTTAATGTTACAGGTAAAGAGAGAAAAGAGCTTGTCAAAGGGATAGAAAGAATCACAAATGAAAAATCCAAGTATTTAGGAATGCCAAGCATGGCGTATGAAATTGGAATCTTTACAATTGATAAGACGGGGGCAGTTTTATGTGAAGATGATTTTGCATTAGAAAAATTGGTGCATAATCTTATCGGAGACGGCTTTATACCCGAGGAAGAAAGTAAAAGCGAACACGACGCCACACAAAGCCTTACAGTAGCAATACCAAGGGATAAGGTAGATTTAGCCAAACTCAATAAAATTCTTGAAAATAAGGGAGATTTAATCAAAAAGGCACTGGGAGTTACAAGCCTTGAGATAGAGGAAGATGAAGAAAAGATAAGTTTTCCTTGGTTTGAAAATATCGATAACGAACATCTAATGACATACATAAAATTTATTGCTGCACTTTGTAAGATGAGTATTAATGCCAAACGCATCAACGAATCTTCCAAAGAAGTTATAAATGAAAAGTATGCCTTTAGATGTTTTCTTTTAAGACTTGGTTTTATCGGAGATGAATTTAAGAAGGATAGAAAATTACTTCTTGAAAAACTATCTGGTTCATCAGCTTTTAGAAATGGAGGTCATAAAGATGAGATTTCCAAGTAAAGAGGTTGTTGAAGAATTAAGAAAAAGGTATCCAGTTGGAACTAGAGTAGAGCTTGTCTTTATGGAGGATATCAAGGCACCGCCTATTGGTACAAAAGGCACAGTAAGGGGGGAATGATATTGGCTCTATTATGGTTTCTTGGGATAACGGAAGTAGCCTAAGTGTAGCTTATGGTGAAGATTCCTGTAGGAGGGTTTCAGATGAACGATAAGGTTAAAGAACAAATCCTAGCAGTAAGGGATACAGGACTCACAAATATGTTTGATGTAAATACTGTTCAAAGAATCGCTTACGAAATGGACTTCTATGAACTTGTTGACTTTATTGAAACTGACAAAAAGGCTTATACGAATTTCATTTTATACGGCAAGTAAAATGGTTATTACTATGAAATTTATGCTAATAATGTAAATTTCATTTATCACAGAAATCATAAAAATAAAGCACACATTTCTTAAAAAATGACTTGCTATATCCTTCAAAGTACGGGAATATACACATACCAAAACAAGAGGAGGGAAAAAAACAATGACAAAGCAAGAAATTTTTAGAGAAGCGACAAGAAAGCTAAACGAGAAGAAAGCAGCCCTTTATAAAGGAGATCATGAAAGAAAACTTTATGATGAAGGCAAGATTGGCTGGAACGAATACCTAAAAAGAGCCAAAGCAAGGGAAGAAAAAGAAAGAGAATTCTACAAGGAAAATGAAAACTATGAACTCTACGATGCAGGTCTTATCACCTACGATGAATTCTTAGAATTGGAGGGAAAATAAGATGAGCAAGATGATAGATTTAACTAACAAGTACAAGATACCAACACAGGCAACACCGGAAGATTTAGAAACTAGATGGGGTAAGGTCATAACCTTTGGAGATAGGGTGATTCTTGTAGGACACTACTATCACCCAGATGGAAATTGCTACTTTGCAGCAGTTTATGAATTCCTAGATGATGACCATTCATGCGAAGGTTTTATTGGACTAAGGGAAGTAAGCGAAGAAAGATTTGAAGATGATGGTCACGCAATTGAGTGGGCATTAAAACAAAACTAACAATAATAGAATTTCAGAGTCTAGGCTCTGTTTCTCGTAATAGCAGCCAAAGGGCTGTATTTTTATGCCTAAAAGGGGGTGAGTTGATGGCAAAATACAAGACTACAAAATTTAAATTAAAAGATTCTATTTATAGTAAAGACCATGCAGATTATGCTGTAAATTTCATTGAATGCCTAAGCCATACCAAAGGCACATGGGCAGGTAAGCCATTTAAGTTACTTCCTTGGCAGGAACAAATCATCAGAGATTTATTTGGTGTTCTAAAGCCAAACGGATATAGGCAGTTTAATACAGCCTACATTGAAATCCCAAAGAAGATGGGTAAGAGTGAGCTTGCAGCTGCTGTTGCCTTACTTCTTTGTTGTGGTGATGGGGAATAACGAGCTGAAGTATATGGATGTGCAGCAGATAGACAGCAGGCAACAATCGTTTTTGATGTGGCTGCCGATATGGTTCGTATGTGTCCGGCATTAAATAGAAGAGTAAAGATATTAGCATCACAAAAGAGAATCATATTTCAGCCAACGAATAGCTTTTATCAAGTTTTGTCTGCAGAAGCATATTCCAAGCATGGGTTTAATATTCATGGCGTTGTGTTTGATGAACTTCATACTCAGCCCAATCGTAAGCTTTTTGATGTAATGACAAAAGGTTCAGGGGACGCTAGAACTCAGCCTTTATATTTTTTAATCACAACAGCAGGAACAGATACACATTCCATTTGCTATGAAACTCATCAAAAGGCTAAGGATATATTAGAGGGAAGAAAAATAGATTCTACTTTTTATCCTGTAATTTATGGAGCAGATGAAACTGACGATTGGACAGATCCTAAAGTATGGAAGAAAGCAAACCCATCACTTGGAGTTACTGTTGGAATTGATAAAGTCAAAGCAGCCTGCGAATCGGCAAAGCAAAATCCGGGGGAGGAGAATTCATTTAGACAGCTTAGACTGAATCAATGGGTAAAACAAGCAATCCGTTGGATGCCGATGGAAAAATGGGATGCTTGTTCTTTTATGGTGGATGAAGATGACCTTGAAGGAAGAGTCTGTTATGGAGGTCTTGACCTTTCATCGACAACGGATATTACAGCTTTTGTTTTGGTCTTTCCTCCGACTAATGAGGATGATAAGTATGCGGTACTGCCTTACTTTTGGTTGCCGGAAGAAACACTTGATTTAAGAGTTAAGCGTGACCATGTACCCTATGATATTTGGGAAAGGCAAGGGTATATCCAAACAACTGAAGGAAATGTCGTTCACTATGGCTTTATTGAAAGCTTTATAGAAAAAATTGGAGAAAGATTTAATATCAAAGAGATTGCCTTTGATAGATGGGGAGCAGTACAGATGGTGCAAAATTTAGAGAACATGGGATTTACCGTAGTTCCATTTGGACAGGGGTTTAAAGATATGTCGCCGCCGACAAAGGAACTCATGAAGTTAACACTAGAACAAAAAATAGCTCATGGAGGTCATCCTGTACTTAGATGGAATATGGATAACATATTTATCAGGACAGATCCTGCAGGAAATATAAAGGCTGATAAAGAAAGGTCTACTGAAAAAATTGATGGAGCTATAGCAACCATCATGGGACTGGATAGAGCAATACGCTGTGGAAATAACAATACAGAAAGCGTTTATGATGGCAGAGGCATTTTATTCATATAAAGAGAAAACTTGCTTCT